AAACCTACCGCCATAATCTGTATATGTAGTATCTCCAATTAAATCTATATAAGATGTTACATCTTGCGTTGCACCTAAGCCTATTTCAATCCTTCTATTAGCTGTTGTTGTTAATAAAGCTAATGCACCTCCGTCAAAAGTAAGTTGGCTTTCTCCTTGAAAGGTATCTGCACTATTTGCAGTTAATACTCTATTGTCAGCACCATTAGTAAAACGATTACTACTTAAAATATTTGCTTTAGTAAATGATGTTCCACCAGGGTCGCTTGTTTGTTGTGTTGTAGTAGATTCGTCATAAAAAGTAATACTTGGTGTACCTTCTGTAATACTATCAACTCTTATATAATCAAATTCTCTCCAACCAGGAGTATATATCCAAACATCTACAGTACTTGCATCAACAGAAACATAGGTAAAATGGTCATTAGATTTTGTATTATTACTTTGTGCTAAGAAAGCGTCACTTTGTACATAAGCATAATCAATATCAATGTTATTATCATTGTCTGAATTAATGTGCATATGTAAAGTACCAGTATCATATCTAGAGGTCCACAATACTTTCATATTATAATCTTTATAACTACCAGTTATTGTAAGTCTACATAGTTTGTGCCAATATGCAGTACCTGAATCTCCATATCCTAATCTAGTCCACAAATTTTTATATTGTGTGCTAAAATTATCTGTATTTAAATAAACATCGCCATCGCTATTCGCAAGAGATGTTCCATCAAAAGTAAGATTAGATTCTGCTTGTATAGCACTTGTTCCATTACCAGTTAATACTGAATTAGAAGTAAAACTAGATGCACCAGTACCACCATTAGCTACTGCTAAATCAGTACCAGACCAGTTTGAATTGTTGATAGTAGCTGCACCACCAATAGCAGTTATGGTGCTACCTACTTTAGTATATAGTTGATTGTTAGTATAATCATATACTAATTCATATTCATCTATACTACCTGAAACAGGTGCACCATCACCTCTTTTAATTAATATCTTACTAGCCATTGCAACCTATTAGTTAGCGTATGTTCCTAAATCTATTGTAATGTTTGTCATAGTAGAACTATCTATGTTAGCCACTAAAGCTCCTTTGGTAAATCCACTCATATTACCAGTGCTTGAAGCTGTTGCTGTTGTAGTTCCTAAAGTCCATTTATCTGCACTTTCATCAAAAAATATTGTAGCATTATCACCTGTAGAACCACGTTCTATAATAAGACCACAATCATTTGCATTACTTCCTGCTCCACTATTAAGTTCTAATAACGGATCACTTACTGTAGTATTAGTAGTATTTACAGTGGTTGTTGTTCCACTTACTGTAAGATTACCACTAACTGTTAAATTTTGTGCAATAGTAATACTATTAGCTAATTTATCTCCAGTAACTGCATCGTTTGCAATATGTGCTGTATCAATAGAACCGTCTACATATTGATCACTATCTATAGAATTAACTGACATATGTGCTAAATCTATAGCTCCATTTGCAATATGTTCACTATCTACTGCATCATCTGCTAGTTTTGCTCCAGTAACTGCGTCAGCAGCTAATTCAGCTGTTGCTACTCCAAGATCTTTAATCTGTACTGCACCACTATTTACTACAAAATTATTTGTAGAAAAAGATGCTTTACCTTTAGTACTTGAAGATGCGTCAGGAATATTAACTTCTAGTTCTGTTACTGTTACTGTATTACTTGCTGTTTGTTTACCTATGTATAGTTTGCCAGCAGCATTATCCCATGCCAACTCACCATACAACAAAGAAGCTGGTGCTCCAGCACTTGCACCATATACGCTCTTTTTAATCTGTAATGTACTTGCCATTTACTCTCTCCTTATGGTTGATAGCTGCCGCCATCTATTGCCTCATTTTGTAAAAGAACATCTGCGTCTTTTACACTTATTGTTGTAGTGCCATTGCTTGTACTAGTTTCAATTCCAGTACCTGCTGCAATATTATCTGTTAATCCATCGGCAGATGTAATTTGTACGTCTGCACTACCATTGTCAATTTTTAATTGGTTATTGTCATAAAAAACTATTTTCTTATATACGTCTTTAATTTTATTTGGTCCTGTTAAACTTCCACCCATTATGTTGTTACTCCTATATCATCATAAGTTGGTTCACTTACATCTGCTACATCACTATAAGTAGGATTAGCTACTGCACTTACATTACTAAAAGTATATACACTTCTTGTAACATCAGTATAAATACTACTGCTTGGATCACTTATATTGCTAAGTGTCACGTCAGCTGGTAGTGATAAGTCTATATAATTACCATCTGTGTTATCATTAAAATGTTGTTCAAGCTCATCAAACGATCTGTTAATATCACTAAATGATGCTAAACCAAAGTTTCCTTTCTTCCAAGTATTAGCCATTTCTACCTTGACCTCTATATTTTTTTACGTAATATTTCTTACTACCTTTAGTTCCAAACTTGGTATTAACACTATTACCTTGTCTAGTTTTCTTTTTGCCATTAGTGTGTCTGGCTACCTGTGGTCTTAAACCTCTCATGCAAATGTTTTTACATTAGTAGGTTTACCACCAACGCCTTGTTTCTTAGCACGTTTTCTTCTAACTGCAGACTCTATTTGTGTCTTTGTCATACGTGCAGCTTTAGCAGCAGGTACACACTTAGGATACCCACGCTTACTATTGCTTGCAGATTTACGACCACATTTATTATAGCCACCATTCTTTTTCTTAGAACTAATGTCTACCCAGTCTTCTTTAAACCATTTCTTTAAACCAGTCTCTGCCATTACTTACCTTTTCTATATCTCCCACCACGTTTCTTGTATGTTCTTACAAGCCATGCATTAGCATAAGCAGAAGGATATACCTTAAACTTTCTTTTAGCTTCTGACTTTACTCTACTATATAAAGCTTTATCTATAGGATGATTCTTAGCCATGCTACTTCTTCTTCTTCTTTTTTAGTATTGCTTTTTGTAAAAATTTAGGTAATGTTTTTTGTTTAGCTGTTAAACCTTTTTTTTTAGCTACCTTTTTCTTACCTACCATTTTCTTTTTTTTCTTAGGTCTTCCAACCTTACTTCCATATGTACCTGGTCCTTTTGGCATCTTATCCTCCTAGCACTTCCATCTTCTACGTGCTTGTCTTAGTCTTGAATTTGGATTTCTTGCTGCTTTTGGAAACTTCTTCATTTGTCCTAAAGATCTAGCACAAAATGACTTACGTCTCTTTGCAGCCTTGCTTCCCTTTTTTACTTTACCAGTAACTGCTGTCTTTAACTTACTACCAGGGTTTAATCTTCTATAAGCTTTTACCCCAGCTTTAGTCATACCAGCACCTTTTTTAGTTGGTCTAAAATTTTTCTTATTTCTTGCTGGCATCTTTGAACGTTTACGTGGCATTACTACTCCTAATAACTACTTTGTTGTACGTGTCTCATACCAGATACTCTACCTCTATTAGCAAACATCTTACCTTCTTTAACACCTTTCTCAAACTTTGTATTAAAATATGGTGCCATGTTTATCATATCTGGTTTAGTTTCGTAACCAAGAGCTATAGCTTTATCAACTAAATATTGATGAAACTGTCCTGGTAATTCACTTTGTTCTGTCATTGCAGAGCTACCACTATCTAATGTATTAAAGTGGTCTGCTTTTTTATGATAAAATAATGTAATAGTAAATGCTGCATCAACAGATGTAAATCTATTCTTCTCACTTCTAAGTGGATCATATAAAGCAATACCTATTGAATCACGTTCAAACCAATAGACATACTGCTTTGTAGTTCTTGTATATACTCTACTATAATTTGGCATTATGTTATATCCCTATATTCTGGTCTACCTATTAATCTTTTAATTTCTTTTACATTACCATCAGCATCTTGCAAATCAACTGACTTAACTTCTAATATTGAATCTTTTAATCCATAAAATCTTTGATCAGCAACTGTATTAAATTGAGTTGCTTCATCTAATATCAAGGTTCTTTGACAAAATTCATCTGATGCTTGATTTAATAAATGAATTATTTCATTAGTACCAAGTTCTGGATGATGTTTTTTTACTTGATCAATCATCTGCTGCAATTTCATCTACTTCTCCTGTTTGTTGTACACCTATATATTGACTTAAAAATGTTAATAAATCTTGCGTTACTTTTACATATTGACTTTCATACCATTGGTATTGTTGTGTATCAGCAGTCAAATCAACTTGATAGTTTTGTAAATAAGTTTGTATTTGTTGCATCATTACCTGTGCTAACTCTACATCTTCATCTGCTATAAAATCCATAGATATATCAAAATATTTATCATAATCTCTCTTATCTGCATCAGTACCAATAGCTCCTGCTGCCATATCTGCTGTTAATTCTGTACCAGATGCAACATTAGGTTTACGTATTTGGTTCATAATATATCTTAATAATTCTCTAGATGCATATAATACTACACCTCTTTCTAATTCATCAGGCAAATTACTAATAGATGTATCTCCTAAAGCAACAGATGTATCTGGAGTTATGTGTTTTACTAAAGCACTTTGTCCATTAGCAGGTGTTGGTATTACTTTTAATGTGTCGTTTTCTATATAATACTTAGGGTCTAGCTTACTAGTATAATAAATACTATTCACATCTGTATAATCACCAGCATTTTCTGGTTTTATTTGAATAGCTTTTCTGTCACGTGAGCCATCATTTCTAGTCACACTTACAATCTGTAATACTGATGCAGTACTCATAGTTGTAGGCGAACTATTTAATGTTGTAGAACTTGTCATTCTATTAGCTACGTCTGATAAAATCATTAAACTTTTTGTAATAAACTTCACACCCTCTACTAAATATAATGTAGCTTGCGATGTGTAATCAGGGCTATCTATATCACCAACTATTGCTTCTATTTCTGTTTTAAAACTCATCTCTCTCCCTTTAAATGGGGGAGTATATTTCAACTCCCCCGTATGTATTAACTAAACTGTAACACAGTGTGTGTTTCAGGAAGTTGAATTTCAAGACCTGCTTCTGTAAGAATCATATCTTTTCTTCCATCAACATCTCTGTTTTGAACATTAGTAATAATTTGTGTATCTCTTGATACACCATTACCAACTAATGGTCTATAAGCTAC